GTGTCGAGCGACGCCGACAGCAGAGAGAAGCCGACAGAAAGGCCGCTGCAGAGGCCAGGAAGCCAGCACCAGGGGCCGAGCCGGCGCCAGCGTCGAATCCGGCACGCGACGCGGCCAATCGTCAGGCCGAGGACCTGTCGAATCCGAGCGTGGCTGCCGACTCACAGCCGGCCGACGCTTCGGCCATGCAAGCCGGAATGCAAAACGAGGAACGCAGTCGCACGGACATAGCCGGCACGTTTTCGGCTGCTGCGATCGGCGGCCTCGGCGTCGGATCAAGCCTTTCGCAGCGCCAGATCGACCTGCTTACGGCCATTGACAAGGGCATAGTCAAGCTGGTCGACCAAGGCACAGACGCAGTCGCAACGTAGGTAGAGCCATGCCGACATACACATGGGTCGAGGACCGCGCCAGCAGGTCGGCGACCATTCATCGACTCAACAGGCGTTCGCAAAACACGTACAAGAAATCGTGGAAAATATTCGGCACTGACGACGACATTGCGGTGCACGCAGACGTCAATTTGACGCTGTGGACTGACTACATGTTCTGGCAATATCCCGGGCAGCCGCTCAACAAACTGCAAGCCGAGAGCTACACGCTCGAGTACCTCGGCGACAAGGCGTGGCAACTGACGGTGACCTACGTCAGCCGAGGCGCGGACGATGACACGCAACCCCAACCGATCCGTCGGTCGAGGTCCTTCGACACCAGCGGTGCTACCACGCACATCTCGCAACAGCCGTCGTATGGTGCTGGCTCAGCCCTTGGCGGCCGCACCACGTCGCAAGAGAAGCGATACCCAGTCGGTGGAGACTCGCCGGCACCAGACCAGCAAGGCGCAATCGGCGTCGACGGCGACACTGTCCAAGGCGTTGACATTGTCGTCCCAGCGCTCCAATGGACTGAAAACTATGACGTGCCGCACCAGTACATCACTGACGATTACGTCAAGATCGTGTCCAGCTTGACAGGTACCACCAACAACCAGGCGTTCCGTAGCTTCCGGGCCGGCGAAGTGTTGTTCATGGGGGCGAACGGCTCACAGGATTGGGACGAGGACAAGGGCAATAGTCCGTGGTCGCTATCGTTCAAGTTTGTGGCGTCACCCAATGCAGACGGCACGACGCTGCCGACCCTCACCATTGGCAGCATTACAGGCATTGAAAAAAAGGGCCATGAGTACCTGTGGGTGAGGTACTGGGATCAAGTCGTTGACGCGACTTTGTTAAAGCGGCCCACGCACGTGTACGTCAATCAGGTCTACCCCGAGGCCGACTTTAGTTTGCTTGGAATCGGAGTCACCTAGTGCCTACTCGTCGTGACGGCCGGGTCGAGCCAGGACAACCGGTGCGGACGGCGTTCTCGGCCGGCGCGTGGAACCGCGCGCAGGATGCGGCGGACGTCGTTCTTGGTCAGCGCGACGGGTTCGACGCAGATGGCCCGATCTATGGCAGCGCCCCGTACACGGCACTGCCGTGCAAAAACGTCAGCGGCCAGACCGTGCCACGCTGGGGCGTGCTGGCGATCACCGGGCTGGAGGTCGCACCAACTGGCGTTACTGGGCCGGCCACGGCCCAGTACGAGCAATCACCTGTCTTGAGGGGCAGCACGCCAACCACCTCGACCAACGATTTGTTCGGCGTCGCCGTGGAGCCAATCGCCAATAACGCAATCGGCAGGCTGGCTGTGGATGGCCTTGTTCAGGTCAAGCTCGAGGTCCGCAACACGGCGGACGCGACGGCCGGCCCGAAGGCATCGACGTCCGAGCTGCAAAGCGGCGGCAACGGTGCGGCCATCATTTACAAGGAGTCCGGGACTGGTGCGAACAAATGGGCACTGGTGCGGATTGGCGCAGGGAGGGGCACCGTGCGACTGGGAACCGTCTCCGCAACGTGGAACAAAGGCGCCACTGCCACGGTGACGCAACAAGCCGGCGACGGCACGGCGTTGTCACCTGCCACAACGTTCACGGCCACCAACTATTTCGCCACGGTCACCGTATCTAGCGGCACGCGACGGGTGGCGTGTGCATTGATTGACAGCACGTGGGTACTGATTGCGGCGGAGTGTGCGTGATGTTTTTGGGATGCTCGCCGTGTTGCAATCCTTGCACAGGAGACTGGAGCGTAGCCACCGATGTGATAGTGGAAATCACGGCCAACGATTACCTTTTGCAACGCACGCGAATCTACAACACGCAGAGCGAGTTTGGAACAGCAACGCAAAAAGAGTCTGTGGCCGCAAAAACATCAATACTCGACGGTACGCATTTTTTGACGCGCATCGGCTCTCTTGGAGCGTTTACCAGGTGGTCCGTTGAAGTGCAGGGACAGCCTTCAGGGTGCGGAGCGGTAACTATTGTTGTGGATGTGTACAACAATCCAAGCACCGCGCCGACAAATCTGTTTTATGCATTGCAACTTCTAAACGTGCGGCTTATTGGAAAAATGGAAAGGCAGTATAGCAGCGGGCAGTTATCGTGCGGCAATTCTCAATACTACGACATTGACACCATAGGCGGGTGCACGTCCTCGTCCGCAGACTGCTCTCAAGCGTCCAATGCAGTCAACGACAGGTCTGTTGTGTCCCAGTGCATCAACGGGCAGTTCACAAACCCAATGCCGTACGCTCCATTGTTTGGGCAGCCAGGCTTCTCCATCGGTTCGGATTGGCAGCTTATTTCAAGCGTGACTGATGCAGACACGACAATGGATAGCGTTGTCGTTCAATCAGTGGACATCGTCCTCCCATGACGGCGTGCGCGTTCGTGTGCACTGACGCCGATCACATGCATGACTGCACGTGCAACCGGTGCGGCCGTCGCGTGCGCGTCCGTCGGCTGCCGGTGAACGCAGAGTGTGCACCCGCTCCCGGCCTTGGTGATCGCGTCGCCGCCGCGCTGGACTCCGCAGGCATCACCAAGGAACGTGTGGCCGCTGCGCTAGGCGTCAAGGACTGCGGATGCCAGCAGCGCCAGCAATGGCTCAACGAGGTTGGCTACAGAATCGGCATCGGCACACCAAACCCTGACCACACCGGCACCACGGATTTGGACGCACATGGATAAGGTGGTGGCATGGCGAGGCGACAGCGGACGATCGAGATCGCCGGTGCCAAGTGGCACATCGTCCGGGCGCGGCTGCGCAATCTCTACGGCCTGTGCGACTACGCCACGCGCACGATCAAGGTCGACTCCCGCCTGACCGGCACCGACTACCTCGACACGCTCCTGCACGAGCTGATCCACGCCCGCTGGCCGGACATCTCAGAAGAGAGTGTCCAGGAGTTTGCCGGCATGCTCACCACCGTCCTCGAGCAGGAGGGCTTCCGACGTGACGAGTGACGACACGCCGTCAATCATCGACCAAGTGCTCGCCGTCGCGGCGAACAAAGGCCCCGGGTACGCGCCGTGGTACATGCGGCTGCCGGAGGCCGACCTGCGGCAGCTCGAGGAGCTGCGGGATCGGTGGCGTGTCGGCCAGGTGCCGATGCACAAACGGGCGCTGGCCCGGGCGATCGTCACGGTGTGCCAACAGCGTGGCCACGACATCTGCGGCATCCAAGGAGTCGAGGCGTGGATCGGACGACGAAGCCACTAGCCGACGCCGTCCTGGCCGAGGCGGCAGCCGACGTGCCGCCGGGCAAGGACACCGAGCAGATCACGCAACGCACCGACGGCGACACCGTCGAGGCCCGCAGCGTCTCGCGCACGATCCGCACGGTCGAGGACCTCCTGCGGCACATCGAGGCCGACATGACCCGGTACGAGGTCGCGGCCTCGGAGGCCACGAAGTGGGAAGGGATGTCCGTCGACCGGTCGACCGGCCAGCCGGTGGTGACCGAGCTGTTTCGCGTTTTTGTGCGGCTGAAGCCGCGCGCCGGCCCGGGCGTGCGTGAGGTCGTCGAGGCGATGATCGCAGCGGCCAGCCGCGACATCGTGCGGCCGACTCGGCCGAAGGCCAAGGTCGTCAAGGGCGACCGCTGGGCGGTGCTCGTGATAGCCGACCCGCATTTCGGCAAGTACGCGTGGGCTCGCACGACCGGCCAGCAAGACTACGACGTCGGCATCGCGGCCACGCTTATCAGGGAGGCGTCACAGGAGCTGCTGTCGATCGCCGCATCCATGCGGCCGAGCCGGCTGACAGTGGCTACGCTCGGCGACGTGTACCACTACGACACGCCGAGCGGCACCACGACGAGCGGCACGCCGCTTGAGCGGGACGGCCGGCTCCAGAAGATGATCGAGGTCGGCACCGACGAGCTGCTGCGTGTCGTGGACCTGGCCGGCGACATCGCCCCGACCGACACGCTCACGGTCCACGGCAACCACGACGAAACGCTGACATGGGCGTGGCTGCGGATCCTGCAGGAGCGCTTCCGCAAGGACCGCCGGGTGCGGGTCGAGGACACGTTCACGCCCCGCAAGTACCTGCACCACGCCGGCAACCTGCTCGGCTTCTGCCACGGCCACCGGGCCAAAAAGAAGCTGCCGCAGCTCATGGCGCTCGAGGCGGCGGAATTGTGGAGCCAGTGCCCCTACCGCGAGATTCACACCGGGCACTACCACCAGCAGTCCGCCGAGTGGAGTCGGCCGATCGAGACGATCGACGGCGTGCTCGTGCGGGTCGCCCCTGCCCTGTGTCCGCCGGACGAGTGGCACGCGCAGCAGGGCTTTGTCGGCAACAGGCAGGCGATGGAGTTGTTCGTGTACGAGCGCGGCGGCGGGCTGTCGAGCATGCACGTATCTGGACCACCACCAGGAGGACGACGGTGACACTGGACGAGAGCAACGCTGCCCTGCGGGCGGCTGTGACGGCACGACACGAGGGCATGGCAGCGTCGCTGGCGGGCTGCCCGCCGGCGCAGGCCGCGGCGGCGAGCGTGCTGTCGGACCCGTCGCCGTGTTGCGACGGCGGCCGCACGATCCCGGTCGACTACATCCTGCGTGGCGAGGCCGAACTGCGTGCGGCGGCCGCCGGCTGGAAGCAGACGGTCGAGGACGCCAAGCCGGCACGGCTGGCACGGGAGTCGTCGCTGCGGCCTGGCTCGGCCGAGTTCCTCGCCGTGCTCGACGAGCTGCGTGAGCTGCACCTGCGCAAGACACTCGACTACGGCGTCGACGAGGACGCGCTGTCGAACATTCGCACGAGCGCCGACTACGTGAACGTGCCGGCGTGGGCGGGCTGCGTGATCAGGCTGGCCGACAAGATGCACCGTCTGCGGGCCTACTTTCGCCGTGGCAAGGTGGAGTTCGACGGCATCCCTGACACGCTGCTCGACATGGCGGCCTACAGCATCATCGCCCTAGTGCTGTACCGCGAGTCCGAGCGTCCATAACCCCTGCCGACCGACCGCCGTCCTGCCGTACCGTGACGGCATGGAGGACGGCAGCGTGATCGCCCACTACCGGCACCGCAGCGGCCAGCGCGAGGCGATCCCGTCGCCGTCCGACGCTGTGTCGCTGGCCGCGGTCTACACGCCGACGCAGCAGACGTGGGGAAAGCTCACGTCCAAGAAGCCGGCCAGGCTGTCGCCCGAGGACATCGCCCTGGCCGCGTTCCGTCTGGGCGTCAAGCCCGCGGTCGCCCGTCAGGCCATCGAGATGGGGCTTTTCGATGGCTGACACACTGACCGCGACGATGCGGACCGTGATGATCTGGGACCGCACGGTCGACCAGGACATCGGCACGACCGTGTCCGCGAAGACCGACCAGAACACCTACGCGATCACCGACGGCAGCGGCAGCCGGCAGGCGGACCTCGTCTATGCGGCCAACCGCACCATCGCCGCAAACACGCTCGAAGAGATCGACCTGCGGGCAATCACGCAGACCACGCTCGGCGTCACCGTGAACTACGACTTCCGCCAGCTGCGGCTGGTGCGCGTGGTCAACAACGAGACGACAAGCGGTCGCAAGATCCGCGTCGGCTGCGACCCGGGCCGGCCGAGCGTCGCCTACGCGTCCGAGATCGGGCCGGGCTCGGAGTGGTTCACGATCAATCACGTCAACGCCTGGCCGGTCACGTCGACCAACCAGCTCATGTACATCGCCAACCCCAACGCCGCGGCGGTGAGCTACTCGCTGTATTTGGTCGGCACCTCCGTGGCACCCACCTGATGCCTCCCGTCCTC